ACTTCTGTTGTTTCCACTGGTAACGCTGCTGCTAAGGTTGTAGATATCAAGATCGTTGGTACTTCTAAGCGGGTGTTCATCGAGGATATTCGTGGCAGTTGGACTGCTCGCGAAACACTCAAAGCACGCGCAGGTTACAGAGCACAAGTTCAAACAGTTGTTGATCTGAAAGCAAGAGTCAAGCGTTCCTTCCGTGGTTTCGATGGTATACAAGATACATTCAAACTAACCACTGCAAACGGTACTCCATACTTCCCAGATCCCGAAGGTCATATGATGATCTTTGTCAATGGTATTCTGCAACCTCCTGGTTCTGGTTCTGCTTATACAGCATTCTCAGATAACATCCAGTTCAACGAAGCGCCTGAAGTTGGTGCATCGTTCGTGGGCGTATACTTCGGTAAACTGAGGCAGTTGGATGACATCTCATTCGAGTTTGACTCCTTGCGTCAGTCATTCAACTTACGTCGTAGCGGTACATTCTACTCTCTGACACTAACGGATGGTGTACAGTCTGCAGTTGTAAGACCTGAGAACAACATCATCGTCTCGCTCAATGGTGTTATTCAGGAACCTGGTGTTGCATTCAACCTGGTTGGTTCTAGAATCATCTTCGCAGAAGTTCCTCGCGTAGGATCCACGTTCGTGGCATTCTCTTATGTTGGTTCTGAAGCAGACGTTGACGCAGAGACTGTCATCCCACCAATCGAACCTGGTGATGCAATTGACATCCAAGGCGAGACAACCGATCGTGAAGTTGCAGTTATCGAATCTTCCAACTCTCTGATTACCTTCGATTACCTTGGATCTGTCTTTGGTAAGGATGCTTCCGCAACCGCTGGTATCACTAAGGGAACGATTAGAGAAGCAAGAGTAACCTCTGGTGGATCTGGATTTACTTCTCGTCCACTTGTTAGGGTTGACTCGATCAGCGGTTACGATGCAAATATCAAGGCATTGGTTGGCGTCGAGCGTGTAGAACTTACTAACAGAGGTTCTGGATATAAGTATCCAGTGGTTCTTGCAGAATCTAGCGTACCTGACAATTGGGTTACTCCAGATCTGACGTTATATCCTGAAGATGGTACTCCAACTCCAGTTGTCGATACTTTCGGTGCTGGTGGAGTTGGTAGCGGTGCTGTTACCGAGACCGAAGAGCAGTTGGGAGTCCAAGACTCTACAGCAACTACTACGGGCGGTACAACGGCAGGCGGCGGTGTTCCTGGATCAACTTCAGGTGGTACAGTCGTTGAGGAACTTCCAACCGTTCCACCATCTACTGCATATATCCTTTCGGGATACACTACGACTGGTATCTGGTCTTCCAGTACGACCTAAATATAACGAGGACGATATTCTGAAATGGCGATATCTGCAACAACCGCTACTCTAGATGGTACAACGCTAAGGGTCGTCTCCGATGGACGACCTGATCCTGCGCTGTTTGGTACTCCTTTGGGGTCGGGTCTTTTTCCTGGCAACCCAAATAGTATTCAGTCTAGACCTGTAGATGTACAGTTCACATTGAGAGCAGGAACAAATACTGTCAATCCCCATCCTACTAGTTTGGGTGATATGGGAATCGCTCTAAATGGAGTATCATTTTTCAATCCTTCTGCTGCTCCTGGTGCCCTTCCAGGATCGTCTACAGTACCTCCTGCAGGATTTACATACAATGCGGTATATAATGAGGAATCGTATGGCGTAGACGCATGTGGAGGTCACCCAGAGCAGAATGGTGAGTATCATTACCATAGTGGTTCGTTTTTGGCGAACTGTTGGGGGTCAAAACTAATTCAATCCAACGCATACTTTAGCAATGGTGATTATAAGGGAGATTTCTTTAGGCATCCTGATGGGCATTCTAAGATCGTAGGTTTCTGTTACGACGGATATCCAGTGTACGGTCCTTTCGCATATGAAAGTAATTCCGATAATTTATCTCCTGTAGTAAGAATGAAAAGTTCTTACCGTGCTTTTCCATCACCAGTTGCAAATAGAAACTCTTTCTACGCTGATATTCCTGCTGGCACATATATTCAGGACTACGAATTTGTAGAAAACTTAGGTTCACTTGATATTCATAATGGTAGATTTTGCATTACTCCAGAATATCCTGCAGGAACATATGCATATTTCTTGACATTAGATAAGCAAAACCGTCCAGTATATCCATATATTTTTGGTACATCTACTAGAGAGCAAAGAGGTGCAGGAGATCATCAAGAAGCACCTGCAGAGATTGCAAATACCACAGATCTAACAATTACAAAAACTTGGAGTGAAGGAGCGTTTACATATCCTGTAAATATTAGAGTTCCTGCAGGAGGTGGACAGAGACCTGTCTGCATTCTTCTCCATCCTAATGGTGGTAATGGTGCCACAACTATTGATTCATATGCTGATATATTACCAAATCACATTCTGATTGCACCTACTGGTTATCAGAATGGATGGAATGTTGTCAATGAGCATTTAGCACCAGACATAGAAATGCTTACGGAATTGATTGCAAATATCAAAACGTATGCCAATGTTTCTTTGAACAAAATTAGAATACTTGGAGTTTCTAATGGTGGTGGGTTAGCAACCAGGGCATTTATTGAAATGGATGACCCCTCGATTGACATTGTATGTTCTGTGGTTTCGCAGATGCATCAAGAACAATATAGACAGGGTGTATTCTATAAACCAAGCGATCATGAAGGAATTCATACTGATTATGCGAATGCAGGATACGACACTGCTGCAGTTCCTTTTAGACCTAGAAAGTTCTTGCAGGTAAATAATACAAACGATAATACAGTTCCCTATTCAGGATCTTCTTCACCAGGACCAGGTTCTGCCATCTTCCTTCCCGCGAAGCATAGTTCTTTCTTGATTGCTACGAGTCAGGGATATGAAGGAGGAATCTTGAGTAGTGGACAACAATACTTCAATTATTCAACTGTAACCAAATACTCATACCTAGACAATCATGTCGTTCAACTGACAAGTAATTCAGGGCATAATACCAATGTAGGTCTCAATGCTGCAATTACTGAGTATTTTCAAAGCGATGGAAATACTCTTTCGTGATATCACCTATAAATAACTAAAAACATAGAGCAATGCCCTACGGAACAGGAAAACAGAACGTAAATATTGGTACGAACCCCAATGATGGTACTGGTGACTCTCTGCGGGCTGGTGCTGACAAAGTAAACGATAACTTTCTAGAAGTCTATGGTGCCATGGGAAATGGCACTAATCTTCTGATCAACACTTCTGGTGCTCAGACTGGACAAGTTCTTCGTTGGAACGGAACAGATTTCATCCCACAAGATTTTTCAAATCTTACTTCAACACTAAACACTAACAACTATAACATTGTTAGCACTGGCGGCAATAATATCAATTTTGTTCCAGATGGAACTGGTGATGTAGAAGTTGCCTTTGGTGGTCAAACTGCTACGTTTGACGGATCCTCAGGTCAAGCACAGTTCTCGTCAAGTATCGCATATACTAATGAATTTGCGACAGTTGGTGCTGCACCTACATTAGCAAGTACGAAAGGATATTTCTTCACTGTCAATGGTGATCAAAACCCTAAAGTGCATATTGGTGCTGGTGGTGGTATTGGTGATATCACTGCTGACATTGTTACCAACTACAGTAGTATTGATAAACTTGCTGACGTTGACATTACAACTACTGCCCCAACAGCGAACCAAGTTCTCAAATGGGATGCAGTAAATAATAAGTTTGTTCCAGGAGATGATGCTGCAGGAGCGTCAACTCAGAATATCTTCCAAACTATTGCTGGAGATTCTGGAAACACAACAGCAGATAGTTCTGCTGATACGCTAACGATTGCTGGTGGTACGAATTGTACTACTGCAGTTGCTGGCGATACGGTTACCGTCAATGTAGATGGTAATTTTGAATTAGCAGAATTGTCGGATGTAAATTTCACCGCTATTAGTAGAGGAGATTCTGTTACATATGATCCTCAAGGTAATGGTGCAACCGCTGCTTGGATCAATCAACCATCACCAACTCTTTGGTATATCATTTCAGTTGGTCTAAACAACAACTCATATTTGATTGAGGGTCCTGGTCAAAGTCAAGAGGATGACCCAACTCTGCATTTGTACAGAGGAT